AATGTTGGACTTGGATTCGCAGAATCTGTATTAGACTACTTAGATGAAACAAATCGTTTTATATTTACTGAAGAGAAGAGTGAAATCAAGGAAAGGATGGTAACTCAGTTTAAAGCATCTAAAAAAGGTGTTTTTGAAGAACCAATTGATGGTAAGGGTAAGATTAAAGCAGCCCAATACTTTGTATATGTGACTGTAGCTGATTTTGCTGTAGATGAAGATGAAACTGTAATGAAAGGCAAATCAACTGTAGTTGTAACTACCTTTATTCGTTTACAAGTAAGATTTGTAGACGCTAAAACAGGTCAAATATATATCGGTTCAGGTGAAGGTGAGTCACAAAAAGTAGGTGAATCATTCCTTAAAAATCTTGATATGAAGTTTTCTCAAAGTACTGTAGGTAAAGCAACAAGAAAGTCTTTAGAGACTGCTACAACTAAAGTAATTGAAAACCTAATCAAGAATGGTATCTTTAAAAACTAAAATATTATTAATTTTAATGATAATTGGATTGCCCCTATGTGGGCAATCCTTTATCTATAGTTATATAGATCCGTGTACTAAACAGAGTAAATTCATTAACGCCGATATGAGTGCTCCTATAGTTATCTCGTATTATGGACAGATTAAAACGTTTACATACGGAGAATTAAGTGACGGTACATTTGATAATTGGATAAATAGTATTTATATTAAATACCAATCAACATCACCTTGTCAAGGCGTTCTTACTACTACTACAACCACAACTTCAACCAACCAAGTTTCAAATATAATTGGAAATGTTACTAATATTTTAAGTATAGACTTATCATCAGTAGCAGGAGGATTATCAGGAGGTGTAGGAAATAATGTAGGAGGAACAACATCAACAGGTTCAGGAAGTATAACAACAAATAAAAAGAAAGATGATAACAATTCTAACAATAATTCTAATAATAGTAGTTCCAATTCTAGTGATGGATCGAATCCAAGTACAGGAACAGGCCAAGAAGGAGGAAATCCACCAGAAAATCAAGGCGGGTCTAATGGATCAGGAGGAGGAACAGTAGGCAATGGAAGCAATAGTTCCAATAATAGCAATGGTTCTTCTGGGAATTCTTCTGGTAGTGGGAGTGGGAGTAACAATAGTGGAGAGACTCCCAAAGAAGAAAAACCAACAGACCAACAAGTAGAAGATACTAAGACTGAACAACAAAAAACTCAGTCATCAGGTACTGCTAAAGCAGCAGGTAAAGCTAAAGCTGAAACCCAAAAACCAGCAATCTTAGTTACTGGAGATATTGTAGGAGTACAAACTAGAGCTGATGGTTCTCAAGATGCTAGAGGTACTATGTCTTTTACTCGTGTAAAAGGTGATGGTACAGCCTCAATAGGTTTTTCGGCTGATTATATGGTTAATGCTAAAATTGGTAATTTATCAGCAATACGTTCTTGGATTGGAACTAATAAAAATGGCCATAAACATATTAATGTTGCTTCAGCTGGATTAGGAATATTACCTAAATCTACTACAGCAAATGCTTTATTGATACGAGTTAACTCAATTAAATCATTTACTGCTCTATACGGTGTGTCTGGTACTTATGGACAGTTATTTGGTGAAGAGTTAATATCAACTATAGCTATTGGTGGTTTTATGTATAAAGGAAAAATTGGTAAAGCAGTAGATGCTACAATTATTATGGCCGGAATTTATTCTCCTTATTCTAAATTTTATACAGAATCAATTTTTGATGCAAAACCAATTATTATACCTTTTTTAAATTTAAATTATAAATTAACTAAAACATTTGGAATTGGGTTAACAGGAGGTGGTACTTATATAGCTGGTCAAGATATTCTTAATTTTCAAATATTAATGGGAGCAAAATTAAAAATATGAGGTGGTTAATTATATTAATGTTTTTATTTAGTACAAATCTTTATAGTCAATCACCTTTATGTGCTAGTAGACCTACAACGTTTTGTTGTGAGTATGTTTCTAGTGTGACTATTAATGGTAGAACATTTGCTGGAAGTACAGGTTTTACTTCTTCTTCAGGTGGAAACCCTGCTGGTTATTATGATTATGCTTATACTAAAGATACTGTTCCTAGAATTAAAGCAGGACAAAGTATATCTATTTCATACACAGGAGTTACAAATGGTAATTATATGGAATATTTTAAACTTTGGATTGATTTTAATGGTAATGGAGTATTAACAGATGCTGGTGAGTTAGTTCATAGCTCAAATTATCAATGGACAGGAACTAAAACAGTTACTGCTTCTTTTACTGTTCCTACCTCAGTTTATAATGGAGAAGTTTACATGAGATTTGTAATGCAATACTCAGGTTCTCCTACTATTTGTGGTACTTATCCTTATGGAAATACATTTGATTTTAAAACTAGAATTGTTGGTGCTACAGATCCTTTTTCATATTCAGGTTACATTTATAACTCTGAGGGGGTAGGAATACAAAATATACCAGTTAAATTTTATTCTAAATTAAAATCAGCCTCTACTTATACTTTTGAAAGCACTATCAATACAGATGCAAATGGTAAATATGCTATCTCATCTACTAAAGACGCTACAGTTTATGATTTTCAAATTGAAATCAGTAGTTTAACTATTTCATCTCCTGCTGTTAGTGATGCTCAATCATTTAATCAAAAAGTATTAAGTCGATCTTTTAATGCTAGAGACTATTATAGAATGGATGTTAATAATGATGATAATTTAACTATTACAGATGTTTATTTAGTTTATGGTAAAATAATAGGTAGAGCATGGAGAAGTCCAGTTCCAAATTATCGGATTTTCACCCCAACTGAGTGGAATACTATTAATACTTCATCATCTAACCTTAAATCAACCTACTCAGGAACTCAAACTATTACTGTATCTGGAGTGTCTAATAAAGGTAGTTCTAATTATTATTTATTTCGTACAGGTTATAGAAATTAACATATTTATAAAAGATGTTAAATTTATTAACTCCTATATTATTACTTTTATCACCTATTGACACTACTAAAATAAGTGTTAATGTAATTAATGTCCAACATGTCCAAACTATTGGAGGTAGAGATGTTACTTTTGGTGTTAAAGAAACTGTTGAAGAATTACTAATTGAAAAAGGATATACCCCCAATGACTCATTAGGTATGTCTGTTCAAGTAAGTATAGATAGTATTTATTCCCCTCAACAAATTGTAAATATAATGGGTTTACAATGGTTAAAAAAAGATTATATTGTTGAAACTACAATATGTATAGGTACAGGTTGTCATAAATCAGTTGGTGTTAGAAAAACATTTATTTTCACTGCATTTTTAAATGTTGAAAATAATGAAGTTCCGTTAAACCGAAAGGCGTTCTCGAAAGCGTTACAAGAAAGTTTAACAAAAACAACAAAACAACTATAATATGAAAAATTTCTTTAAACAACTATTCGACGACAACAACTCAATTAATGAAAAAGCATTAGTAGGCTTTATTGCTTTCTTTATGCTTTGTATTGCCCTTATTGTAGACCTAGTAACCGGTTACATGGGTACTGCTTTAGTAATTAATGAATTTATTTTTGATGGATTTATGGTAATTATTTTAGGTTCATTTGGTATTGCCTCTGTAGATAAATTTTTGAATAAAAAAGATAAACACGAAGAAGATAAAGATATAGAAGGATAATGAAATCTACATTACTAGTATTATTATTATCATTAACCACAACCTTTGCTTTTGTTTGTAGTTACTTCGGAGGATTAGCTATAGATAATAGTGAGCAGTATTTAGCTATAGTGGCTGTTGCTTTTATGGATGGGTTTTTCGGTATAGTTGCTGGTACTAAGAAAGAAGGATTTAAAACTTATAAAGCAGTTAAAGTATTAAAGACCACATTTACATGGTTAGTTATACTAACAGTAATACTAATGGTTGAAATAGGATTTCCAGGCACATCCTGGCTCTCAGAGACTATTATAATGCCGTTTATAATATTTCAAATAGTTAGTGCTTTAAAAAATGCTTCAAATGCTGGTTTTATTAAACATTCTATATTAAATAAAATTTTAGAAAAAATCGATAAACATAAAGATAATTAACTATGTTATTAAAAAAAGGTGATAAAAATGAACAGGTAAGACAACTCCAAGTAAAATTAGGAGTTGATCCTGTTGGTACATTTGGTCCTAAGACTGAAGAAGCTGTTAAAAAGTATCAAGCCGCTAATGGATTAGTAGCAGATGGTATAGTAGGAGATGCAACT